TATTAGCCTTGATGGGAAGACCAACTTCTTCGAGAAGAGGGTCGGGGACTACGGGAAGATGGATGACACCTCGGATGATATTGGATTTGACGAAGATTTTTAATCTAGAAAAGAGCTCCATCAGAATTGATAGCCATTGGGGCGAGATTACCACCTGTATCCGTAAGCTCAATCTGGGGTTCGGCGAAACCGGGCTCAGCATCTGGAGCCTCCACCATTGGGACTGGGGGTTCGACGACAACCTTCTTCCCACACCTACCACCGTTCTTGGTGGTGGTACCCTCCTTCTTGATGTTCATCATGCCCCACACGACGAGGATGAAGACGAGTGTGTGCACGAGGAGACCCATCGTAGAGGGGCACCCCGTGGGGGTGGCGATCCTGGGTCCCAGAACTCGCCTGACGAGACGGAAGGTCTCGGGATTCGCAACGATGAAGAAGGTGAGACCGGAAATGACCGAAATCATAAACTTCTCCTGTTGCTTTTCGCCATTACAGCCACATCCACAATCTTTAAAGAAACCCATAATACTTTTAGAATATGTCAACAAAAAAACTTACTTAAAGTCAAAGTTCCTACTATAGATATAACCAACCAACAATGTCGCTCACTATCCAACGCTCTTCCGATTTCTCTCCCGCCGCTGTGCAATTTTCGAAACTTCGTAAAAACAAGAATGGAGGTAAAGCCGTCTATCTCAACACTGGCGACAACAAGAAGCTCTACGTTCAGTTCCCTTTCATGCGTTCTCCGTATGGACTGAGTAACTTTACTGATGAGGGCACCGGGCGCACGTCCTACTCTCTCGATCTATCCTTCGACCCCGACAACGCCGAGGCGATGGAGCTCCACAACAAACTCAAGGAGCTCGATGATATCATCGTCAATACTGTTGCCGCCAACTCTAAGGAGTGGCTCGGTAAGGAGTTTAACGTCGCTGTCCTCAAGGAGGCACTCTACAAGCCCATGGTTCGCCCCGGTAAGGAGCAGTATCCATCTACCATCAAGCTCAAGATCCTTACAAAGGCTGATGGAACTTTTGTTCCAGAGGCCTACACGATGAAGAAGGAACCAGTGGCTCTTGACACCATCGAGAAGGGGCAGAAGTGCGTCGCCATCGTCGATTTCAACCAGATCTGGTTCATCGATAACAAGTTTGGCGTGACTATCCGCCTTCAGCAGACCCTCCTCGAGCAGTCTGCTAAGCTTCCCTCCTTCGCCTTCCAGGGACTCGACCTTCCCGAAGAGGACATTGATGTTGAGGAAGATCTCGATGAGGATGTTGATGTCTAAGTCCCAAAAATCAAAAAAAAATCCAATTCCTTCTTGGTAAGTTGAAAATAACTTCTTACCAATAAGTATGTCTAACATTGAGAGTAATCTAAAGAAGTTACTCAGAGGTGAGAAGGCTTGTATCCCAGAACACTTTTTGAAAGTTCCTGCTTACAACTCACCAACCCTGCGTACGGGAAAGGGTATGACACTAAGTGAAGGTAAGTTTGGTAAGACGTACCGTGGAAGTATTAACGATAACGGTCGTCGCTATGTCGCGTACAAGGAGATAGATACATCGAAGAGTGTTCCTGGCGCCTTCGAGTTTGAATTCAAGGTTGCCCAGAAATTAAAGGAGTTTGCAGTTCCAGAGGTGTATCTCTTTAAGAAGTGCCCCATCCAAAATAAAACACCCCAAAAAATACGCAATGACGGAAGGGTCATCACACCAACACGACGCACCAAACCTAAGGATATTATTTACATGGAACTTCTTAATGGTATGTCCTTTAATTCGTGGTGGAAAACTAATCCATCTCTTGGTGCGATAAAGTCTGTAATCGTACAGGTTTTTAATAATCTTTACCGAATTAACCAAAAATACCCAGACTTCCGTCACCGTGATTTACATGGAGGTAACGTGATGGTTAATCCAAAAGACCTCACCACCCAATACACTTGGAAAGTTGACACCGGTGGTCCGAATATCAAACAGTATAAGCGTACAAACGCTGGTGTGACTGCTCATATAATTGATTTTGGTCTATCTTACTGGTCCAGTCGTATGCCAAATCCAGAAACTGCCGATGGTGGATACGAGTATGTGGGTATATATAAGGATCGTCCAGGTACGATTTACTATGATATTCACAAGTTCTTGTATGCCATTTATCGTAAAGTGAAATATCCTGCGGATGGTAAGGAGCGAGAAATAAAAAATTTCATTGATCAACTCATACCCGACAAAGAGTTCCTCGAGTTTAACGGGAAATATACCGTAGATGGGTCTTTGCTCACACCTCCACGCCCCAATCTCCTTAAGCAATACCTTCCCTCCTTCAAGACTATTTTGACTCACCCATTCTTAACTGATGCGGACAGACCAAATGGATCAAAGACTCTCGATGAAACTCTCAAAATGATCGCCCCTAAGCCTAAGCCTAAGACTAAGCCTAAGACTCTTCCCAATGTCAAGACTAAGACGCCCAGTGCCAAACCTTCAACAGCTGAAAGGAAAGAGAAGATTAAAAGGATTGCAGCTATACTTGCGGCTAATAAAGCTAAATCCAAAGCCGGTCCAGCTCGAAGGAGGACGGGTCCAGTTCCTAAAATTCAGACGGTCGCACCCAAGGCTAAGACCCCCACACCAAAGAAGGAAGTTAATAGGTACATTAATAAGTTCGTAAATAAACTAGATAAAGATGGAGTCAATGCACTCAAAAAGAAGATTTGTCAACCTTAAAAACCCTCTTCGTACCCTCATCAATTTCAGAGAGTATCTTAAACTTTGGCGTTTTGGTGAGCTTCACCCCATCCTTAGTGACGAATGATTTCATCCGTTCAACTTCACCACGGGGCATTTTCCTGGTGTATTTGAGCGTGACATTTTTGTTTCCCATAGAAAGTACAGTTGATGGCATTTTAATATTTACCTATAATAAAATATGTTTGCTCTCATCCTCCTCGCGATCATTGATGTCATAATTCTCATGCAAACTAGTCAGGCGCCCGTAGAGGACGGCAAGAAGTGGGCTGTTTTCGGGACCATGGGTTGCGGTTGGACTCGGAAGCAGTTAGACTACATGAAGAAAAATGGGAAACCCCACACCTTTGTCGATTGCGACAAGGAAGACTGTAAGGGGATGAATGGCTACCCCACCCTGGTGAGCCCTGAAGGTGAAAAGACCGTTGGGTACAGTGAAGTTTAAATACCACGGACGACGGCCAGACCGAGGGAGAGTGTGAAGGCATCAAGCATGGTGTTGATGGGCTTGAGCACGGTGATATGCTTCACGAGGGAACGGTTCCACACGAGGCGAAGGAGGAAGGTGCTAATCAGCACGACGAGTACGAACATGAGAAACTCGGTGAGCGCATCGGATCTGGTTTCAGCTTTGGTAACTTCCTGAATCATTTATTACATGTGGATATTTTTTTTCTGTATCAATTACAAATGAAGGGACCACCTCTCAGTGGTTCTGAAAGTAAATTTACAAATAGAAGGTGGGGGACCAAGACTGGCATTGGGAATAATAACTGTTACGCCTACGCCGTGGGTGACTATGAGGCATACAGGTGGCAAAAGTCCATTCCAGGGGATCGTTCTGGACTTTCTAATGGTAATCACAACTACACCCACTGTACGGGTCTCCCAAACCGCGTCGTATCAGACAACCCAAAGAAGATTTACAAGGCTGGACCGACTGAAAAGTGTAAAAAGGGGTACTACAAGGTGATGATGTTTGTGTCCCCTGGCAGGCCCACCAATTACATCCGTCAAGGTGACTTTCATTTTTACAAGCAGCATGGTGTCGTAGAATACAAAGTGAAGCCGGGGGATACTATCGGGTCTGTGGCAAAATTCTTTAACATTCCTGAATCACGGATAAAGCGGGCTGGTACATTCAGGGTTGGTAAGCAAATTGTCTTTAGGACGAACGTATTCAGTCACAAGCGTGGATGGGCAACTGGACCACTTCTGGCTGATGCGAAGGGAAAGGTCATCAAAGATCCTCGAAAAGCTTCCCGAAACTATCCAGGTCTAAACTATGAAAGGTATTGTAGCTCATTCTGTGTCAAAAATAGAGGAATCAAAGTCGGCAAGACTCACCCCAAAGTCGGTAAGAATGCTGTCTAAATCTAACATATCATGAACGTCAAAGTTTAAATCAAATAGATCCATCACACTGAAAATAGATTCATCATTCAATGACACAGAGTTTGAAGCTGCTGTGTAATTGTTCTGAATCGAAACGACAATCTTAAACTGGGAAGCATCGAATACCTTTCTACACGTGGGGCACGTGTTCTTACCTCTTTTTGTCCATTCCTGTAGACAGTGGGAATGAAACACATGTCCGCAACGAATCGGCGGATTACTCCTCGTCGCCTTGACTTCATTGAGACATATGGAACATGTCGACATTCTATAGGAAGGTTCTAAAGTTTTTTTCGTGATTTCTCTCAGTAAATACCCGAAACTTTGAGAAGGGGTTTGTCACAGGTTATGCAGTTTCCCTTACCCTGCTCCTCCTGTACCTTGGACATGAGTTCCGGACCCTGCTTTTGGAGAAGCTGGCGGTACGAGTAGTTGTCCTCGAAAGAGATACCGTTTTGTTTCATCACATAATTATTAAAAAGTTGCGCAGATGTATTCACGGTGAAGCATCGACCATCGGCCATACCAAGTCGCTGAGACATATTGTTACTATCTAATTAGAAATTAATTTGTCTATTGGTAATTGTTTTCATCCAAGATTCAAATCCCTTCTCTCTGAGTTTCTCGACGAATGGATCACACCTGTATCCCAAATAAATGTCAAAGACATCGGTTTCCTCTGTGCGTGAGACCCGAATCTCGGGATTCTCGTTGATGTGCTGGTTGATGATGTTGTAGGCGAAAGCAATCTCCTTCAGGGTCTCTGCACCGGTGATGATGATCTTTCCAGTACTGAAGATACTGCATGTGATCTCTTTCATCTCATGGGCTGGTTTGAATTTGATCTTAACCGCCGAATACCTATCTGGTTCAAATGATACTTTGAAGATATCATTGTATCGCTCGAACCAATCCGCAACCTTTAACAGGTTAATGTTGTAGTTGAGACTGAAGTTGGAGTTGATCATGACCACCCGAAAAGAATTCTCCGAGACTTCGATTTCCAAATCCAAAAAGACTTTGAAAATATGAACGATCTGGGTGATGATGCGTTTGCAGTCGAAGAGGTCACAGCACCCGGCTACCTGGATGCTCCCATTTGGGAACACCTTGACAGACTTGGTACTGTAGGTATCATGGTAGGTGAGAGTCACCTGGTTGTAGAAGGTTGTGGGTTTGAGCTTCCATTCGAAACCGTCGATTGTGGTTCCCTTGCGTCGCATCTTGTACGACCCAACTTCTTCAAACTTGCTGCGAAGACGCTTTATGTCAATTTCCTTCTCAAATCTTGAGACCATCGTGATTGTCGTAATCTTCACCCAAGAGGGTCTGGTCTCGTCGGGTAGAGCCTTTCGCATCTCATCGAGGGTGAGGAGATACGAAAAACTGTTATTGGCGATTGATGAATACATTTTGACTTATTTTTCTGTACTTTGATGGGATCACTTAGGCGTTCGTTTAGGGAATTATGTATTCCACCACGGTTGGAGTGGGTTTATCTTTATTAGCACCCTTCGATGTGGACAAAACTTCGGTACCATTCTCCTTAATCGTCCATCCCGGGACGAACTTGGGTCTGAAATAATCAATGGTGAATTTTGAAACCTTCGAGGGCATGGTGATAGTGAACACCTTGTCTCCAACTTCACCTTGACCCTCTTTCCAAGCAGACCAAGTAAGGTCTTTCATGTGTGGATCGTCTGCTGGTTCGGGGTCATTAATCCCATAATTGTCTCCCTCACATTCATATTTACCCGCTTTACTGTTGCACTTAGCGTGTTTGGGTTCCTGGTTTATTTCAAGCTGTTCACTCGACACCCTGACACCATCAGCCTCAATATCGGTGATGTGGATTGGTCGTTCAGTCTCTTCATTCACGATGAACTCATACACAAAATTTTCACTGTTATCATAGATGAATACTTCCTCTTCCTCTTCCTCTTCCTTTGGAACTACACATGACTTACCATCATCCACGTAACCCCCTTTACATTTAATGAACACACATTTTCCCTTGTCATCAATCTCGTATTCGTATTCGGCATTTGGGTCTTCACCTTTGCACTCGTCACCCTCTACTGGCCTGGTAAATACCCAAACAGCTCCACCAAGTGCCAAAAAAACACTTGACATTATCAATAGTACGAGAAGGAGCACAACTTCGTCCATATACAGTACTTAGAGAGAAAAATTTAAATAAAGGTAATGACCTCCTTTATCAAGTCTGCAAAATCTATACACGACGTGGAGTCAGATCTCGCTTATGTTGAAATTACATATGAACGATACAAGAAGGGTAAGGGTTACGCAACCTATACCGACTATATTAACACCGAACCCCTGGCGGATTGGGTGTATCTGGAATCTTCCAAGCAATCGATTCCCTATGAAAAGTTTCTAGATACGATGGTCAAGAAGACGTTAGAGGTGAGGCAGCGCATGGCTGAACTTATTTTCGACAATGTCCTCGCGTATGAACAAACCGAAAGAACGTGGGTTCGCATTGCCCACGCTATGAAGATTCTGGATCCAACGTTCCAACCACCCCGTGTAAATATGGAGAGTGCTTGGCAGATGGAATGTGTTAGAATGATGTGTAAGTATTACATACCCCACGCTATTCAAAGTTGTACGAAGAGGTCCCGACTTGAATATTTCTTCAACGTCTTACGTATAATAGAACTAGAGTGAGGATGAGAATGACCAAAAAAATCCAAAAATAGGGAATACGCCTGTTTGAAACGCCGACAACAACTGATTGTTGCTCGCTTTTTGTGTTCGTGTTCGTGAAACCACAATCGATATTGCGGTGAGGGCGTACCTTCTTTCTCATGACACGTGGCTCCGTCTGATCTTCACAAAGACCAGTACTGCAGAAGACACTCTTCTCTACAACCCCCAAATCGCTGACTTTCTTGACTTCGATAAAATCTGCAAAATTACCCGTCTGTCGCACACCCCCTGGAAGGGAGAAATCGTGTGTGACAAATGGATTTACGTCATTGATGGCGTCGTCATCGCTGAGCATAAACTTACTCATCACTGTTATTACTACTTCAGATTATATTTTTTAGTCTGCACTTTAGACCGATGTTCTTCCCACATCTTATCTAGGTCTATATTCAACATGTGTGCCAGTTGGAAGAGGTAACTGAATACATCTCCCATCTCCATCATGACATCAGTGCCCCGGTCCTTCTTGAGGTTCATCTTCTTGTATGTATTTTTGTGCTGACGAATGGCTGAAGCGAGCTCACCAAATTCTTCCGTCAAGAGGAGCCACACTGTATCTATACCCGCTCGATCCCACCCCTTTGATTTACATACTTTCTCAGTTTCAGTTTTGTAATAGTTTAGATTCATAACTTACTACTTACTGGGTTGTAATCTTTAATTGATTCCAATTTTATCATTAAAATCCATTTTTTTGCCAACCGTGCTCGTATTCATGGGTTGGTCCAGGGGAACACTTATGGTGTCAATGTCACGATTATAAGCGATGAATTGGGAAACACCGGTTTGAATTTGGGACATGGCGGTGGTGATCACACGGATATTAATCTTCTTGACCTGCTCCTTGACATCCTCGTAGTGATCACCAGAGTTGTTGATGAAGACGGCGCGCATGATACCGTACAAGTCGTCGGGATTCTGGTAGTCGATGGCGATACCAGTCTTATTCTTGAACGCCTGCCGGATGCCACGCTGAATCAGATTTTTGTTGAAATCGGAAAAGAATAGGGTGTTCAGTGGAGTCTCACACTGCTGAAGGGAATCGAGGTGGAGGTTATCACACATATAGTGTACTCGCCGAAAAAAATTATATGTAGATAGTAAATGGTGAACTTCGCTGACTTTGATGAAATCTACGCCAACAAGCCACCAACTTCCGAACAAATTCCATGCAGCCCCCCAGCCTGCTTCGTTGGATCCTACCCCCCTGTGAGCAAGGCGGGTGAGGAGGGTCCCTTCTTTGTGAATACCTACCTGCTCCAATCCGACCGTAAATTTGAAACGTTCGGGACCGTTGCGGTGAGGAGTAAAGACCTCGAGTGCAAGAAATAAGTTAAAAATAAAAGTAGAATGAAATATATATGAGGGTCATTAAACGCTCAGGTCGTATTGAGGAAATGAAATTTGATAACGTCACCAATAGGATCAAGAACTTAACGTATGGACTCTCGGAAAATTGTGATTCCTCCAAGGTTGCACAGCAGGTATTCTCTTCGATGTATGATAACATCACCGCGCAGGAAATTGACATACTTTCCGCTGAAATTTGTGTTGGTATGATCACCGCCGACCCTGACTATGAAATTCTAGCCACCCGTATCATCGCCAGTAACATTCACAAGGTGTGCCCCAATAATGTTCATCTCGCCATGAAGAAACTCCATAAAGCGGGTGTCGTTACCGATGAGGTTGTGGAGGTTGCCCAACAGCTCAAGGGGGCAATTGACACCGACCGCGATTTCGACTTTGGATACTTCGGTCTGAAGACCCTCGAGAAGAGTTACCTCCAACGCGTCGATGGGAAGTTGATCGAGACACCACAGTATATGTTCATGAGGGTTTCCATCGGTATTCATGGGAGGGACATCCCATCTGTTCTCGACACCTACGACAAGATGTCCCGAGGACTCTTCATTCACGCCACCCCCACACTCTTCAACGCTGGGACGCCCCGACCACAAATGTCGAGTTGCTTCCTCATCGCAAATAAGGGAGATAGCATCGATGGAATTTACGGGACCCTCACAGAATGTGCCCAAATCTCCAAATGGGCTGGGGGTATCGGGATGCATATCCACGATATTCGGGGGAACAAGTCGAAGATTCGTGGCACCAACGGACAATCGGATGGTATCATCCCCATGCTCAGGGTTTTCAACGCAACCGCGCGCTACGTGAATCAAGCCGGTCGTCGGAAGGGGTCGATCGCAGTCTATATTGAACCGTGGCACGCCGACATCATGGAATTCCTCGAACTCCGTCTCAACCAAGGTGACGAGGAGGCGAGGTGCCGCGACCTCTTCTCAGCCCTCTGGATCCCCGACCTCTTCATGAAGAGGGTCGAGGAGGGGGGAAACTGGTCCCTCTTCTGCCCAGACACGGCTAAGGGTCTCTCTGACTGCTACGGTCAGGAGTTTGAAGAGTTGTACCTAAAGTATGAGGAGGAGGGTCTCGCCAATACGACCCTCCCCGCAGCCGATGTATGGAAGGCTATTCTCAAGTCCCAAACGGAGACTGGCACCCCCTATATGCTCTACAAGGATGCGTGCAACTCTAAGTCGAACCAGAAGAATTTGGGTGTCATCAAGAGCTCCAATTTGTGTGTCGCACCTGAAACCAAGATTCTCACGAGTGAGGGGCAACGGGTAATTTCAGAACTCAAAGATCAAGAAGTTGAAGTATGGAACGGTGAAGAGTTTTCAAATACGACTATTCGTCAAACCGGTGAAAATCAAAAACTCCTAACGGTCAACACAAGTAGGGGTCTCTCACTTCGCTGCACACCGTACCACAAGTTTTGGATCGTTGGTCATGATGAACCCATCGAAGCTCAAAATCTTAAAAAAGATATGAAAATTATTAAGCACTCCTTACCTGTTATTAAATCAAATGAAAAATATATGAATTATGCATACACTCACGGCCTCTTTTGTGCGGATGGAACGACTTCATCTTCTGGTGACCCGAAAAGATGCTCTTACACGGCGAAAGAAAATGGTCTTTGTATGCGTCACCAATTAAATGAAAAGGAATATGAAAATGATGGTACTTGTCAGGCTAATTCACACTCCGAACAGAAGTGGTTGGATCTCTATCATGAAAAGAAGGAACTCATGAAGTTCACTGAGTATGATTATGCTTCTACGAATGATATGTGTAAACGAGTTCGTCTCCGTCTCCCGAAAGATATCGATGAGAAGTTCGTCGTACCCATAAACTATTCACTCAATACAAAACTTGAGTGGTTGGCTGGTTTCATGGATGGTGACGGCTGTGTCACGAGACACCAAGGGGGTCGAGGCATTTCTATCCAGATTGGTTCTATTCATTATGATTTCATCAGGGATGTTTTACTCATGCTTCAAACGATGGGTGTCAACTCTCGCATTAATACAGCGCAAGATGAAACTTCTAGAGACATGCCTGGTGGTCGATACACATGTAAAAAGTTATGGCGCCTTCTAATTCCAAGTGGTGGAGTTGAACTTCTGAAGACTATTGGTTTACAAACGAAGCGCTTGAACCTTGATACCCAACAGCAGCCAAATCGTCAAGCACTTCACTTTGAGAAGATTGTCTCTGTCGAAGATCTTGGAGACATCGCAGATACGTTCTGTTTCAACGAACCACTCGGGCATCGGGGTGTATTTAACGGTATTCTCACAGGAAACTGTACCGAAATTATAGAGCACACAGACAAAGATGAAACGGCTGTGTGTAACCTGGCCTCCATCGCCCTCCCCAAGTATGTCAATAAGGAAACAAAGACCTTCGACTACGATAAACTCCATGAGGTCACGAAG